TTAACCGCAATGCCGTCATACTGTTGCTGATTGATAAACTTAATGCCAAAAGACACGTTTGTGCCTGGATCACGGTAATAAGTTGCATCGTCTAGCAACACTGGGCGCAGGCCCACAAAGTTGCCAGTTGGGCCAAGAGTGCGAGTAATCTCGCCCGCAGGCCAAGTAAACATTTGATCTTGTGTGGCAAACACCGAAAGTCGCTCGGTATTCCACGAATCAATCATTTGATCGAGCGCCGTCAAGGCGTCGTTTGACATATCTGCCGTAGGTGTTTCACCTTCAGCTAGTACACCTAGCAAACGCAATGCTCGGTTGATTTGATCGCCAGCGGTGTACGTTGCCATACTTAGACCTTTTCAATAATCACTTTTCTACGGCGCTTAACTTCCAGCACGTTTACAGGAGCCGCTTCAGGTTCAAAAGGCGTATCTAGATTGTAGCGTGCCCAGCCATTTTTTTCATCAGCAACAGCCTCAAGTTCCATTGTGGCCACTTTAGCGCCATGAATTGGATGTTTGAGATAAATGTTCATGGTAGAAAGGGGGTGATTAGCCCCCTTTTGGTTAGGATGCTACTAATGGAACAGAATACCACTGAGTAGTAGAAGACGCTACCAACAATGAACTGGTAAGGTTTGTAATGCTATACGCACCGTTAGCCGCAACCGCATTGATTGCCCCGCCAGTGGCGGGATAAATATTCAACGCGCCAGCAGCGGTGTTTTTAACAATAATTACCATACCAGCTACCGCTGTAGGCAAAATTACGCCTTTAGTACCATCTGCCGCCGAAACGACATTGATACCCTCAGCTAGTGCAGCAGCATTGCCTTGAGTACTGCCCGCCGCCGCAACAGCAGCAACAGGAAGGCGAATAGCGCCGGTTGACGTGCCGGTTACGGTCGTAGCGGTTATGGTTGTAGCGGTCACTGTTTGCAACGCTGACGCGCCGGTTACGGTTACGCTTTCAAATTCAGGGTCGCTAAACGCGACGCCTACAGCTTTTGTATTTGGCATGATGTTTCCTTTAAAAATGAGGGCCAAAGCCCCCACTTAAGTTTTTAAGCCACGCGATAGATTGAGTACGCTGCATCACCTGTTTTGCGGAAACGAAACGTGCCAGATGTGTTGCTGGTTTTAGTCAGCGAATCTTGCACCGTGTCGTTACCAACAAGGGTGTTACCCGTGCCAGCGGTAAAAACTACATCATTTGCTGCATTGTCACCAATATTGATAAATGAGCAGTCAAATGTTGAGCCAACTTTAAGGCTAGTAAATGCAGCGTCAAGCAATGCGCCTGTTGGGAACACATAGGCTCCCGCGTCTGTGCCGCCTGAGTCCATGGTACACACACCAGCAGCTAAATTTTCTGCGGTGATAGTAACAGCCGCGCCAGTTAACGCGACAGGTGCACTAGTGTTAGAAAAACTGATTTCGCCAAGATTGCCGTCACCAACTTGGTAACCGCTTGCGCCATTAGGTAAAGCCATGATAATTTCCTTAAAAAGATGTTAAGACGAAAGGGGCCAAAGCCCCGTTCAGATTAGCCCCACATGCGGCAAGCCATTTGTGGGCGGATTGTGCTGAAACCGTACAAAACGTCAATACGGCAAGGCATCCGGTCATTGTTAATATCGTACTGGCGAACCACACGCAAACTAATACCGTTGTGAACAGCGCGGGCAGCCATGTCAACACCTTGGGGCAACAACAAGTCAGCAGTTGCAAACGTGATGGCATCCTTGTGATAGATCAAGTTTTGAGCGTACTGAGTAGAAGCAGCGCCCACAAAGGTCACAGTACCGCCAGTTGCAGGCAACACGTCCACAGTAGCCAACGCATGTGCGGCGGAGTACATAGGAGCAACGGTCACAGTCCAAGTACCAGATGAGGCCGTAACGGTAGTCAAAGCCACAAATTGGAACAAAGAGCCTGTAGATTCACGAGTCTGTGGGTTAACAGCATTGCAACCGCTGACAGTGAACACGTCACCAGCATTGATTGTTGTTGACACAGAACCTTGCTCCAACAGAATGGTCGATGAACCTTCGGCAGTCACGCCAGGGGTTTTAACCAGTGTAGTTGAGGTGGTGAGGCGTGAGCCAGTTGTGTGTTGCTTGATAGACTGAGACATGTTGACTTCTTCAAAGCCCAACACGCCAGTGCCCATCATGCCGTTTTTAAACTGCTTGCTGATAGTGTCGGTAGGGTTAAACAAACCCTTCATGCCTTCAACCAAACCAGCGTTAGCGGCTGGGTTGACGGTGGCATAACGTGGAGACATGCTGGCAGCGTTTTCGTTCAACTTTTGTTGGGCTTGCAACAGCACCAAAGAAGTTGAAGGCGTAGTGCCAGGTGTACCAACGGTGTTACCAATGGTTTTGTACGCATTGGCAACGTCAGCGTCAATGCTAGAGGCCAACTGGCTGATACGTGGCTTTAGGACACGTTCTGCAAAGTCGTCCAACTGCATGGTCAATTCAGCAGATGTGAAGTTAACACCAATGTGCTTTTGGTTTGCCACAGTCAAAGTGGTGAACTGTTCGTTGTCGTCCTGAACTTGCAGGGCGGCGCCGTCAGTAACCAAAGCGCGGTCGGGCAAACGAATACGCAATGTAGAGCCAATTTTGGCACCTTCAACAGCAAAAGAATCGTCATACTGGCGGTTCACGTTGCGTGTCAAAACGAGGTTGTTTTCCAAGATCTCCAACGCTTTGCGTGTGATCATGTCAATCGTCAGAATACTATTAGACATTTAAAGTCCTTTCAAAAAAATTTAGCGAAGTCGCTGCGCTTCTGCTTTGCGAATCTGGCGATTGCGTTCGGCTTCGATCCATTCCGAGGTAGACATGGTTTTGATTGACCGAGGGTCAGTCGTATCATGGCTCGGGCTTCCCGAAGACCGCGCAGTCACCGGACTAATTGGCGTTGGCGCAGATGTTGTTTTCTTCACCGGAGGATTATCAGCCAATTTGACTTCAATCTTTCCGATTTCGCGTGCCTGCATCAAAGGCGGCAAACGGGCGATGCGATCAGCCTCTTTTGGGTTTGTCCCTAGCCAATAAGCTAGATCAGGCCCAATATCAGAATACTGAATTGTCTCCGCCATTACGTCTGTGATTCGCAGCTTGGGGTTGTACACAACGTCTTCAAAATCGTCGTATTTGTCCCGTGCTTTTTCTTCACGTTCGCTGTAGGCTTCTACAATTACAGCTTGCTCTTTTTGACGATCCCGTTGAGCTAACAATTCTTCGGCTTTTTTAAATGCCAGTGCTTCCGCATAGGCATCAGGGCTTTCAAAATTGTCAATCGACGGAACTGTTGTTGGAGCAACTGGCACGGCTTGCCGTGCGGCTTGTTCACGTTCCCATTTGCGTTGTTCTCTTGCGAGGCGCTTGCCAATAGCAGCATCGAGTTCGTCTTGCGTAAATGTTTTTAACGCAGATTGATCGGGCTGGTTCTCAGCTACTTCCGGCGAAGGTACAGCAGTGTCAGGTGTGGCCGTCACACTTTGCGCTGGCGCGGAGTCAACTTCCGCTAGGTTTTGGACTTCTTCAGTCATTCTTTAACTCTTTAGAGTTCCCGGTGAACCTCACCGGTAAGGTTTAAAGCATTCGCGTAAGCACACGTTGACCAGCGGTAAGGCCAGTAGCAAACGTAATACTTGTTGTGCTGGTTTCAGTATAGTCTACGTTGAACTCTTTGACTAGTCCATCGACAATTACCATTAAAAATCCACCAAGCCCGTATTCAGGCACAGTAAACACAGTTTGCGTTGCGGTTGCAACAGTGACTGGGTTTTGAGCGCTTTGAGCGCTGTTGATTCCGTTGGCAGTCCAAATCAAATTGTCGCTTGAATCTTTAAGCGTCAATGAATATTGAGAAGGGCCAAACCACACGTTTGCTTCACCCCGCGAGTCCAAAATTACAGGGTTTGCGTTGGTAAAGTTTGCCGTGCTGTCGGTGTAAGTAGCCAAAGGCGTTGAGGTTCCGCTGGCGTACGTGAACAGTTTTCCGCCGACAAGAGGTACTCCTGCCGCAGTAAAAAACTGCATTTTTGGTGAAGGGCTAAGTGTTGCGGTCATAGTTAAGGGGCCACAGGCCAGTCAATAGTCCAAGGAAAGCCAGTTTGCAATGTAATGTCACGCAAACTTTGACGATAAGTTGCCCAAGCTGCTTTGTCAACTGGCGCGTCTGCAAGTTGTGTCCAGTCTGATGCTGACAACGCTCGGTTGCGGTTGTCACGCATAGCTTGCGTATGTGCAGCGTCAACAGCTGCTTTAGACTCGTTGCCCATTTCAACCACGCTGTGCTTGGTGTACCACTTGCCGTCAATCTGCTCAACGCCGTCGCGGTACGCGTGTTGGTAGCGGGTTGTTTGCGCTTGCGGGCCTTCAAAAACCACATCGTATAGGCCATCTAGTGGCCCGCTGGTGTTGGGGTACAAGTCTCGCAAATCTTTTTGCAACACAACCGCACCTGTTTCTTTGATTCTGATTTGCATAATGTGTTTACGCTATGGCCAAGAAAATGTACGTTCCGCCGTTGGCGTTGATGGCCGCAGGGGCGGTGCTTGTCAATTCAAAACCTGCGGCGTAAGCGTCAACGTAATCAGTTGATGTTACTTCGGCAGCATTGCTGTTAAACAGCAGGTATGGATCGTTGCCAGCTATGATGCCTCGGGAAGTATCCCAAACATACCAATCGCCCGTTGAGTCTGTGCGCTTGATAAGCACAAATCTTGCGCCAGTATTAAAGTTGCAGTTAATTTGCTGAGTTGTAGCTGTGCCTGTGTATGAGCCAACCTTGGACACGCCAAGGCAAGAGGCAAACAGGTAGGCTACGTAAGTTCCCGCGCTGGCATTTGTTGTGGTGCTTGTCCCAATGCTAAAAACAGAAGCTGTTGGCGTTGTGCT